TGACAAATAACCAAGTCCAGCACCAGCAATACCTGCCATTGTTTGCATACCTGTTGATTGTTGTTGTCCTAAGTTCATAGGAGCTGTACCAGCACCAGATGCAGGCATTAAGTTACCAATCATTTGTTGCATGTACTTACCAGCATAGTCAGCACCAAATCCTTGTAATGCTACTTGTTGTGCACCGCCACCTGCTTGACCCGTAGCTTGTTGTTGTCTTGTTAAAGCTTGCATAGACTGATCAAAACCAAATTGATAGCCAGGTTGTGATTTAACATAATCTGTTAATGATACAGATTGTTGACCTACTGTAGTTTGATCACCACGTTTATCAGTAATAGTTGTACCACCAGTTGTCATAGGTTGACCTAATAATAAGTTACCTAACATATTAGCATAGGGAGCTCTAGCACCAACACCAAAGAAGTCTTGTGCTTGACCACCAGCAGTATTACCACCACCGCCTCCTTTACCACCACCATTATAACCGGGGTGCTTTAATATACCAAATCTTTTAAGACCAAACATTGTTAATTCTCCACATAATATTCATATACACGATAAGTTTCTTTCCAGCCTATACTCTTTAAGGGTTTACCCCAACCGCGTCTACCCATAAACTCAATTCTATCACAACCATTCTGTCTACAAAACTCAGCCATGTTATCGACTATAGGTTGCTTCCATGTCTCTAATTCTATACCACCAATGAAGTGACCAAACAAAGTCTTGATCTTAGGATACTCCATAATCTCTGTTATAGCAGATGCTACAATCTTATCATTATCAAAAGCTATCCAGAGCTGTTGATTCTTTGTATCTAGATTATGTTTTATTTCCTCTATAGTAAATCTACCTAATGAAAGCCTTGCAGCTTTATCTAAGTAATCTTTAACATGAGGCCATACTGTATCTATATCTTTCTTTGGTACTACTACTATATTCATCTATTGTTCTTGTGTTGTTTCTAGTCTACCGTTAATATCAAACACTGCTTTACGAAGTCTTAAAGGTTGGTAACCTGTATAAAGAAACTCATAAGCTCTACGTCTAAATCTACCAAGGTTATATAAACATGGTTTATCTAAACTTAAATCTACGTTACGATAAGCTGACCAAGTTTGATAATCATCTTCAGTGTGTCTTACCTGCATAGTATCATTAATGTTATCACCAAAGATTGTTAAACAACTAGCTGTCTTATGATCAGGTGTTCCAAAGTCATGTCTATGTGTAACTACACGCATTGTAATAGGTCCAAATGGATCTACGTAATTATTTTCACTTAAAGTAAATACTAAACCATTAACAGCATCTAGTACATAAAAGTTATTAGTACCTGTAGGAAACTGAGTTACAAATGAACACTCAAAATAGTTCTCAGTACCACCAATAAACTGTTTATTAGTAGTCCATACATGCCAGTCTTTTTCTTGTAGATCATATACAAGTGTTACGTTTTGATCTGTTAATACTAGACCATAAAATGTATGACCTGATATTTTATATATCCAAGAATACACACCGCTAAGATCACTTGCATTAAGATACTCTTCTACTGACTTAGTAGATATAAATGAAGGAGTTAAACCATTAAGTATAGCAACAGTTCTACCACCTTCTTTAACAGTAGCCATCCATATTACAGACTCTTCTAACTGTTGAATAGAGTTACCATGAGCACATCCTATTTCTAAGTTAGCTGATGCATTTAAGCTTAATACTGATCCTAAAGGATTAGCTGCATCATAGAAGAACTGTGTTGTCCATTGTTTAAATGCTACAAGATAGTTAAGATGCTTTGCTATACCTACACCAGCATCAGGTTCACCTTGAGCTTGAATGTAGTTTAATGCACCCCATGATGTAGGGTTCTCAGCATCAGATTGCCATATAGTAGCTGTTCTATCCATTGCAAATACATAACCATCAAGGTATACTAAACCAGGTACTGGGTTAGATGGAAAGGTATTTAAATTAGCACTAGCAGAAGCTGCTTGACTGTTAGATGCTGTAATTGTAGTACTAGATACTGTTTGTGATGTATCAAGTAAATAAGTACCTGTACCACCAATATTATAAATGTTATAGTTACCTGAAGCATTTGATGTTAATGGATTGTTAATAGTTATAATCTTATTAACTGTATCAATCTGAGATATAATAGTACCTGCTGTTATACCTGTACCTTGAATTAATTGGTTAATTGCTAAATTAGTTACAGTATTAACTACAAATGTACTAGAACCAGAACCACCACCACTAACATATTTAACTGTAGCAGCTGCAGTTCCTGTAGCTGTTAATTGACCTAATATGTTTGTACCAGCAGTAACACCTGTACCTGCTAACACCATACCGTTATATAGTTGTCCTGATGAAATAGCTGTTACTGTTAAAGTTGTTCCTGATATACTAGCTGTAGTAGAAGCTGTAGCTGGAGCAAATGTAACTGTTAAAGGACCAGTATAGTTAGAACCTCTATTAGTAATAGTAACAGTGCTAATAGAACCATTGTATGCACTATATGTACCACTAGCACCTGAACCAGTAGTTCCTGATACAGTAAATGTACCTGAAGGTGGATAACCACCACCACCGCTATTTAATACTACTTGGTTAACTTGACCTGCTATAAAGTTTAAGTCACCAGCTGCACTTAAATAGTAACCATTGACTTGATCATGGAATACCATATAAGGATGAGGACTACTTGTATTTAATGTATTAACAAAGCTAAATACGTTTGTAGCGTGGTAATTGTTTGATAACAAAGTAGTATTACCACTTGTTATTCTAGAAAGAGATCCACCAGCCGCTGCATATAAGTTACCATTAAAAGACCATAGACCTTGGCCTGGTGTTGCTAATGGTGTTGTTAATGGATAAGCTTTCTTACCTGGACGCTTAACACAATATATCATTTGGTTAATCGTCTCTTTGTAACAGTTCATCATCTTACTATCTTTAGACAAGTCATTAGTACGACTATCTAAAGTAGTTAATATAGGAAGAACGCTTTTAGGCATTATCTAAAGTTCCTATTAAACCCTGTTCGAACATCTGGTTGGAAGAATGTAGATGAATGTTCAATATCCCAATCTTCTAGATCCTTTTGGAATTGTAAAGCTTTACCATCATAGTAAGTCTTATCTTGTAAAGTCTTATCATAGTCTGAAGCCATCTCAGCCATCAATGCCCACTTAAGAGCTAAGAACCATTCTGATGGAAAGTCAAAGTTATCATTAGCATTCTTAATGTCATAGATAGGTCTTTGAACTGTTAAATGTAAATCGTAATTAGTAGCTGTATTAGTATCTGGAGTTAAGAACACTGATACTGTACCATATGTAGTATATGGCATATAGAACACACTGTTAGTTGTTCCTGTAGAAAACTTACTACCTAAGATGTTATACTCTTGTTGAGAGATAATAGTCATAGGAATATCTACTTGAGGAGATACACTTGTATTTCGTAAGAATGATTGAATAAGTCTTAAAGGCTTATCAGTTACTAAATCAACTGTAGGAGCAGATCCTGCTGGTCCTATATTATAAGTTGTTTGATTAGCTGTTAACGGAATAGTAAGCTCAGTAATAGTCCATAGTTTAATACCATGGGTTTGCCATTTCTTCATAATAAGATTAAGAGCAAATGAACCATTCTCTAAAGCTGTAGCTGTAGGTTGTGCCCCTTCTTCTAGTACTGCTAAGCCTCGTAATGCTGCTTCTATAATCTGATTACGAGTTACGGTAAAGGTTGATGTTCCGGTAACTGCCATAATTAATCCTGTGATGTATTAGTTGGTCTTTTATTCTTAGCAAAGAATCTATCGTATATACGGACAAAAGTCCAGAATATAGTTAGTAATGCTGCAATAGGTGGTAACAAAGTAGTTATAGTTCCTAAAGCTGTTACTGCTGCTACAGTATCTACTACATGTTTTACTGGTTCGGTTAGTTGTGAATGGTCTACCATGTTAAAGTTCTTTCGGGTCCCAGCCATACAAAGTGGCTATCTTGTTAGTAAAGTTAAAGAAGTTCTTGTTATGTAACTCATATCTCTTGCCTTGCAGATATAAGATCATATGGACCATCTCATGAACTAACGTTCTTTGGATTGTATCTAAATGACCACACCTTGCAGTGCTTATTGTTATTGCATGGGGTTCTGGTTGATATTGTCCATACATATCTGGATCATTAACAATCAACCATTCTATCTGGGACGCATGTGGCAGTGTATACTTATCGAAGGGTGGAAGATTACAAAACATTTTGTACATCGCCTTCAATGTATCCACTGTCACTAAGGTCATTTCTTAATACTCAAATACATTCTTTCACCGATGACAAATGACATACATGCACCGGACATATCTAAAAAGGTAGCTATTACTGATGCTCCTACAATGTTAGGATAAAATACGATAACACCAGTAAACAACAATATAGCACTAATAATAACATATCTAAATGATGCTCTTAAATCTACAATCCAAGGAGCTGGTTGACCTGTTACGGTACCATCTAATGCTGCCATAGCTTGTAGCTTTTGAGCTTCAGCCTCCATAAGTTTAACTCGTTCATCAACGTTCTGAGGTTGGCCACCAGCACCTCCTGTGATGCGAGCAAATAAACCTCTAGCTCCATCTGCAAAGACAGGAACTAAAGCTGGTAGTATAAGTGATAAAATGCTTCCCATTATTTAATCTCTCAGGATAAAATCTGTCAACTGGAAATTCACTAAAGTCTCCACCTTCCCATTGTATGTGTATATTGTTACCATTAGCAGACCAACAACCTTTTAATACTTGTTTGTCTATACGTTGAGCTACTGCTTTAAAACCTGCTTGTTCACATTTCTCTTTAGAAAGAACAACACGAACATTCTCATTATACTGCATCACCATATAGTCAACTGCATATGAATATGATGCTACAGCTAATAATATTAAAGCTAGTAGCTTCTTCATGTTACTCTCCAGTAATAACTGGATGAGTTTCACCTGTTACTGCTGTTTCAGGTGATACTACAGAAATAGCTAATGAAGCTGTAGGAGTTACTTTAGCAGCTGTTTCTTCTTCTTTAGGATCTAAAACATGTTCTACTTTTTCTTCTACGTCTTTAGCTACTCTTAAGATATTATGTAATAAATTCATTATTGTGTTTCCTTAGTTAATAGTGTATCTAATGCTTGAAGAACAATGATTGTTTCTTCTGTTAGTACTTTAAGACCTCTTAAGACTACTTTAAATGAATATAAAGCAGCTTTCTTAATTAAGTCTACTAATTGTAATAGTTTAGCTTTCATTAGTATTTCCCTTCTGCAAAAACGTTACAGAAGACTGTGCCGTCTTCTAAGGCTTCAATCTCATGCCATTCATTAGCAACAAGATTAATTGGTTGTGTCATTTTATCCATAACTAGTTCTTTACCTTCTTTACGAACTACACATGAACCTGACATACAAAAGGTTCCATGTGCAAAGTTATGATCATGCTTTGGAAGTCCTTCACCTTTGTTAGCGTGAAAGATATTCATTCTTGCACCATCATAGACAAAGCTATGAGCTGGTTCTATTCTCTCTGTCATTTGCTACTCCTAATAAATAGTATTTAGTATAATCAATTAAAGACATACCTAACAATTTATGAACTTGACTATAACTAAGTTTTACTACTACTGATTTTGTTTTACCTAATTCCATTAAAACTCCTGCATGTTAGCTACACAAGCTGGTTCATGACCACCATATTGTTCTGGATAAAAAGATCTATCTATTTTAATCTTAGAACCTTGAACACCATTAACATGGGCTGCTTGTTGTAACTTATCATGTGCTGTCTTATCATTATTACGATGATATATTACGTTAATAAGTAAGTCAGCTAAATAGTCTTCAAACTCAGTAGTTACTTTAAAGTTATCAGGTGCTTGATATAATGTGTAATCAAAGTTAAACACAGGAACAAACTCTCCTGTCATAACACCTGATGTACCAAACTCTACTACTATATCTTTATACTTACCTGTTAATACTTGAACTCTAGTTTGAAAGAGATTTAAATCTGAATACTCATATATAAAGTCTTTTTCATTTACCATTATATTGTTTGTGTTCCTTGTGATACTTCTTTAGAAGCAACATAAGGTGCTGGTAATTCAGTCAACACTGTTGGTTTATCTAAACTAAGATGTTGAAGAACTTCATTTTGACAACCAGTTAATGTTTGAATAGCAGCGTCTAAACCAACAACATCAATATGTTCAACGCTCATAGGATTAAATATATGATAATAAACATCTGTATTAGGTTCTTCTTGAGTAATGTCACATACAGACCATTGTTGATGACCTTCACTAGTTCTAATAGATTTACATACTGAAAAGATAACTTTATAGTTATTAAGAACTTCTTGTTGAACAGATTGTAATAAGTTATTAGCGTCAGTTTCAGTACCTAGGATCCATTCTGAGTTAGGAAGACTAAGTGATATTCCTTGATCTCTAGTTACTGAATCTGGTACTATATAAGTACTTTTACCTGAATTAGGTATAATATAAATAATCATAGAATTACATACCCCCATGTGTTACCTTTAGTAATAAATGTAAAGTTATTACCATTACATGTTAAAGCCGCTCCTCCTGAACTAGTATTAGATTGATTATATCCAAGACCTCCTAAAGCACCCCAACCGCCTCCTCCACCAGATCCGCTAGTACCAGTACCATTACCACCTGCAGCATTTCCTGATCCACCATTACCACTTGGCCCAGCTCCATTACCAGAACTTCCTCCACCCCCTGCACCGCCTCCATTACCACCAAAGCCATTGACTGCACCAATACCACCTACTCCTGGTAATATTCTACCACCACCGCCACCTCCTGTAGGTCCACAACCACAAATAGTACCAGTACCTCCTGCTGCTCCTATAGCTCCTCCAGTTCCACCAACTTGACCCCCAGCATTGCCCCAATCACCCCCTGCACCTCCTCCAGCACCACCGCCACCTGCTATATTAGAACTATTAAATACAGTAGAACCTCCACCGCCACCTGCTGCTATATATGAATTGTTTGTAATATTAATAGGCCATGCAAATGATAAAGCAGGTCCTCCACTATACGCAGGACCAGTAGCACCGCCTCCTTTACCTCCACATCCAATAATATAACCATTATTAACTAAATATAATGAATCACCACCAGAACCACCAGTGAGTGTTAAACCATAGTTAGATGTAGTTGATGCCCATAAATAAACACCAGAGTTAACAGTTACAGTAACTCTACTATTACCAGCTACATAACCACCTATAGAAGTGATATTTAAAGTAGCATTTTGAGTACTTGTAGTAAATGTATAAGAAGGTGAAGCACCACCTGTAGAAGGTTTGCTAGTAAATCCAAATGCTCTTGCAGCAGCGGTACCAAAGGTTATAGCGTTGGCCATAATGATTCCTATTTAAATTGTGATAATGAAGCAAATACTGTGTATGTTGATGCAGCTGTTTTAGTAATAGCTAATGTGTATACATCAACAGAAGATGCATTACCAGCAGCAGGGGCTGTACCACCTTGCCATTTAGGAGTTACTGATGTACCATCAATTGTAAATGCATTAGCATAGTAAGCAGGTGATCCGTTAGTATTCATAAATGTAACAGTTCTTGTTTCACCTGTAGCCATTAAAGTATTAAGAGATGTTGTAGAGTTACCTCTTACGTTTAATGTAAAGTTAGCTGATGCGTTAGTTGTATAATAAACAATAGATTGTGTAATAACATCTAAGTTAATTGTACCTGTAGCAGCTGTTGCTGATACTGTTGTTGTTTCACCTAAAGTAGTAACACCTGAAGATGTAAGTCCTGGTGAGTTTACTCCTGCGGTTCCGTCTAAAGTTAATGCCATGTGATTCTCCTATTAAATTAATTAAGCCCAAGTACCAATAGATACATTAGAACCTGAAGCAGCTAATGGACTAAGTTTGAAATAGCTACCAATTGCAGTTGAGTATGAACCGCCTGGAGCAGCTGATAATGTGTATTGTGGAATGAAGGTACCACCAGCGTTAATTGATACTGTACCTTTAACTATAAATACATAACCAACAGTTGCAGTAGTAATAGCACCTGTCAATACAGTAGCAGTAGCTGCGGTGATAAATGTTGTTGATGATATGTTAGCTGCGGTTGCACTACCTTGAAGAGCATTAAATTGGTTAGCAGTGCCTGCTGTATTTTCTACATAGTAACCAATGTTATTTAATGTAGCAGTTCCACCAAAGCCTAAAGCAATAGTATGTGATGTAGTACCAGCTGTTTTATTTAAAGCTATAACACCTTCAAACTCATATGTTGTAGATCCTAATAAAGTTACACCAACACCAAATGCTGATTGAGCACCAGTCGCATTAGAACCTGCATAGGCTGCATTAAGTCTATAGTATTGTGATGCTTGATATAAACCTGTAGGACCTGCTCCAACTACACCAGTCATATAACCAGTAGCTGATAAACCCATTAATGTAGCTCTTGATGATGGACCACCATTGTAAAAAGTAATACCATCAGCAGGTCCTGCTGTTACACGAGCATTACCTGTTGCATAGTCTAATACAGTACCATGTGAATAAGATCCAGAAAAAGCACCGTTAAATGTAGCACCAGCAACAAACAAAGCGTTTTGAGAAGCGTCAAGTGTTAAAGCAGTAACACCGTTGTTTTGGAAAGCTAAAGCACCCGTAAGGTCTGCTGATTGAACTAAGCCTGCAGAGGTTGAAGCATTAATGGTAACTGCCATGTTATATCCTTATAAAATGATCCAGCGGCTACCGCTAGGAACTGTAACTGTAATACCAGTATTAGTAGTAACTGGGCCTGATGAGTGAGCACTCTTGTTAGATGTAATGCTATAGTTAGCTGTAACTGTTTGACCATTCTCTACAAAGATTTGGTCAGTGTTACCACCTTGTACTACACCTGAGAATATTTGATTGATTTCACCAGCTGTTAAACGAAG